CGGCACAAATTCTCGGAACAAATACAGACATCTGGATTCTTATGGCAGAAGCAGACATGGAAGTCGAGGCAGAAGGTGTTGGATTAGTGGCAAACTATGGCTCTATAACAGCATCTTATAAACAATTCTTAGCAGCAGTTGCATCAGCAAGAGCAGCTTGGTATGGAATAAATCAAAATCCTAATAGCTGGCAATTAGCAACCACACAATCCAAATTAAATGTAATTGATAGCATCTGGCAAGATGGAATTAAGAAGTTAAAAGATAAAGATGTTATTGCTGAGATGGGATTATAATGCCACTCATTCCAAAACTAACAAAGCTCACAACTGTGAGCCCAGTCTTAGTAAATTATAATTATACAGATATTATAGCTGGAGCTGGTTTTGTTTCTTTTAATTTATTTACAACAAGGGAAACAACAAATATAGATTATAGTTTAATCCAAAATGTTTCATTAAACTCAGCAGGAATAATAGTAGGAAAGAGGAATGGCACAAGTGACTTTGATTTTGATAGTTCTCCTTTGCATAATTCAATGCAAACCTTAGGGAAGGCTTATATCCACGGTTCTTTTCAAATTTATGTTGATGGTGGCGGGGGAAATACAGGTTATATCACTTTTACTTTAAGAAAATGGGATGGAACAACTGAGACAGATATTAACAGCGCTGCAACTCAGACAATAACTGCGGGCTTAGGTCTTACAGTAGGAGCTAATTTTTGCATAGTTTTAGATACTTCAGACACTCTCTTTCAAGTAGGGGATGTTATAGGATTAAATGTGGCTATCACTTCAGGAAGTTCAGCATCCACAAGTATGGGAACAGACCCCGCTGGGAAAGACTATGGGAGTTTAGATACTTCAAAAACAACTATAGAACTTCCTTTCAAATTAGACTTATAAAATGGCAATAAGTAATTTAAGCAGAACAACAACAACTGATTTCAGTAGTATTGTAGATGACTTTATAGTGGATAGTATAGCTTTAGATGCAGCCTCCCCAAATCCAACTGAGTTTTACTGGTATTTTAGTGAAGCCACAAAGAACTTCGGTTATTATTTTACAATCCCAGAAATCTATTCAGCAGCAAATGCCCTGGCAACTTGGGCAGTAGGTAAAGGATGGGAAACAAAAGATATTCTTATGGAAGTTCAATTAAATCATATTTCAGGAATGGGAAAAGATACTTTTGACAAGATTATGTGGAATCATCAAGTAGTTAAATTAATTGTAGGAGATGCTTTTATTGAAGTTAAGAAACTAAAGGACGGAAAGATTGCTAACATGATTTCAATATCTCCAGAAAGAATAAAGATTGTTTACGGAAAGAATGGGCTAATCAAAAGATATGATGTTTGGAATGGTAAAGATTGGAAGCCTATAGAAAAAGGAAATATGATACATTCTTCTAATAAAAGAATTGGAGACCAAGTCCACGGAACTTCTCAAATAGATGCTACTAAGTGGGTAATCGATGCAAGGAATGAAGCTCTTGCAGATGAGAGAGTTATAAAACACAGAGATAAGGCTTTGGGAATTGTCTATTATAAAACAAACAATGCTGGAAAGATAACCTATGCAAATACTCAAATAGAAAAGGCTGTTAATAAAGGGGAGATGTTAGGACTTCCAGAAGATTCAGCAGAGATTAAACCCTACCCAAGCAGAAGTTCAGAAGACAGAACAGCATGGATTTCTTATTTAGAAAACTTCTTTTATCAAACATTCGGAGTTCCGAGAAGTATTGCTTCAAGTGATGGAACAAGTGAAGTTGGGGGAAAGATGGGTCATGTTATCTTTGAGCCAATCTATACAAAAGAACAGATGGATTTAGAAGGAGATTTAATGTTACAACAACAAATAGATATAACTTTCAATAGACCGCCAAGTCTTGGGGGATTAGTAAATGAAACAGAACAGAAGAATACAGGACAAATAAATATTCAGCCTAATGATGTTACAGCTGATATGGAAAGAGAATAATGGCAATCTCTTTTAAACAACCAAACCCAGCAGACATTTTTAAATCAGATGAAGAGAAAAAGTGTAAAGCTAATGGTGGGAGATGGGATGGTTTAAGATGTATTATGCCACCTACAGAAACTCCAGAAACTCAAACTCAGATAACAACCCCAGAAATAATAAGAGATGAAGAAACCGGGAAACCTTCTGGCGTTAAATTACCCGATGGTCAGACATTCTTAGGAATAGACCAGGATGAAATTAATGCCATGGTTAATAAATACACTTCTGAAAGAGCGTTGCCAGAGGGAAGTGTAGTTGCTGGAACAGCAAGAATAGCAGCTGAAGATATGAGAAGAAAGATAGCTTTGGCTAAAACTGTCGGAATGATTGATTTTGCAACAGCCTCACAATTAGACGAAGAGGGATTAAATGTTAAGGAATATTTAGCAGCAGGGATTCAGGGGATAAATATAAAACAAGCAGTAACAGCAGCTGCAGCAGGAGCTTATGCAGGTGGAGCAGCAGCTATTCCAACAGGTGGTTTAAGTGTTGCAGGTGGAGCAGCATTGGCAGGTGGGGGAAGTCTTGTATTAGACTTTTTCAATGATGTAAGAGTAAATATGAAAGACCAAAGAAAAGACTTAGTTACTACTAAAACTACAAAAAACCTTAAACAAAGGAAGACAGCTATGACTAATTATATTACAGCAGCAAACGCAAACCCCGCAGATGCCGAGAGTTTTGTTTTATCTTATAATATAGAAAAAAGTTTAGTTCTAAAAGATTATAACACATTATTAAGAGAGTCTGAGCCTAATTTAGAGTTTTGGGGTTCAGATGCAACTCCTCAATTAGTGGAGTATAAGCTATTTATTCAAAGTGTCCAGCCATCTTTGGATATAAAGATGGACCAAGCAGTTCTTAAACCAGACCCAACCAGAGCATATATATCAACAGGAGAGGAAAATTTATAATGACAACAAAAAAGAAAAAAACAGATTGGAAAATTGTCTGCACTGCAATCTTAGCTTTAGTAGGGTTAGAAATAGCCGCTATGTTTCACGGAATAAACGGCAAATTCTTCGCTACAATACTTGCTATTATTTCAGGACTTGCAGGTCTAAGTCTGCCACAAATAAAAATCATAGACAAATAATTGTAAGGAGGTAAGAAATGACAGAAAATAAAATCGATGAAGTAAAAACAGAAGAAGCTCAGAAACCAGAAGAAGATAAACCTTTATCTTTAGTAGATGAAGCTAAGGTTATCCGTGATGAGATTGTTAAGGTTAAAGAAGACTTGAAAGCAGAGAGAGAGAAGTTGGAGAAAGTTCAATCTGAATCTATATTAGGCGGAACAGGCGGTCATGCTGAATCAAAGCCTATAGAAGAAACACCAAAAGAATATACTGTAAGAATCGAAAAAGAAATCAGTGAGGGAAAACATGACGACTGAAAAGAAAGACGAAAGCTTTGAAATCATTTCACTTAAAGAAAAGTATTTGAGAGACCAGTTAGCATTGGCAGAAGACAGCTTAATAAAATCAGAGTTCAATGTTAGTGTTAATGAGAAGATAGTCCAGATTTGTGAAGCAGAAATTAAAAAAGAATCTGATAAAAATGCACGTTAGTTTTGTGCCCTATGGAGAAAGGTCTGGAGTTGAAAGAATGTTAAGAGATATGGAAGCTCAGAAGCATTTAATGCCAATGACTAAGGGAAAGAAAAAGAGAGCTACATGGATTCCAGGACAAATAAGAGACCTACCTTTTGGAATTAAAGAGTATGTTTTTCCAAAGGAATCCCTTAACATGGTTCTTAGAACATTAAACGCTGGGGTTGGTCAGGGAGTATATGGGATTAACTTTAAAAAATTAGTATATCCATTCCTTAGAAAATTTCTAAAGCTAAAACCAATACCAGAATATGAGGAAAAAGGACAGGTCTTTTTATGGGGTAAAGCATTTGTGAGTATTGTAGTCCTGGGAATAAGAGAGGATGATGAGATAGTTGGAATATACATTGATGATAAAGGATGGTTACATGAGGCATTATGATAATTACAATAGACCCAGTGGAATTTTACTTGTTGTATCTTTGCGTAGTGGCAACTTTCGGAATAATTCTTAAAGTTTGGCAACTATCACACGAACGAAAGATTTAAATAATCGCTTAGCCGAATAACTTTATGTCAAACGAAGCAGTCCTAAAAGTTGAAACTCACATTCCTATTAATTTTACTTGTTCTACAGTAACAACTATTGAAAAAGGAGCTATTTGTAAGAATACAGACCCAATGACTGCTGTTCTTTCTGAAAGTGCAAATCAAATTGTAGCTGGTATTGCTCAATCTGAGAAGTTAGCAGCAGATACTACTCAAAACTCAGTAGCAATTTACAGAGGTGGAATATTTAGAGTTACTTGTTCTGGAACTTGCACTGTTGGTAAAGCTGTAGTAACTGGGATAACTGCAAACTATGTTCAGGAAGCAACAGCAAACCAAGAGAACATTCTGGGAATAATGCTTGAAACTGGAACAGAGGGTGAAACTAAATTAATGGAACTTCGTCCTATTACGATGGACTTGAATTAAAATGGTAGAAACAGCTGGACAGGCATTAATAAGGGATGTTGATATTACTAAAGGAGCAATGGCTTTTGAAGAAGAAGCATTAATTTTTAAACCTTTAATCTCAAGTAAACCAACTAAGGCAAGAGAGATTAAGTATTGGTCAAAGACTACTGGATATTTATCTTTGACTGCACCAGCTAAATTAAGTAACATTGCACCAGGAGCAAGACCATTTGTCGCTGAAACATCTTGGACACCAGACACAGTATATTCTATTAAATATATGCTTGATTCTCCTTTGATTAACATGGAAGATGAAAGTGATTCAGAGGTTCAGGTATTCTTAGACAATGCGAAGGATGTTGTTGAGGCAATAGCAAACGATGAGGATAATGATATTTGGAATGTTATAAGTGAAAATCAATCTCCAAGTCTTATTAATGATACTGCAGCAAATGCAACTTGGGCTGCTGCAAGTGGACAAGACCCATTCGAGGACATCATGGAAGCAAAGATGGAGATAAGACAACAGACAAAGAGAAGCATTAAGAATGGTGTTTTACTTGTAAATGCTCAGGGAGAAAAGGATTTATTGGTA